ATTATTATTAATTTCAGATTCAATAGTTACTGTATATGTACTTTCAATGGCTTTAACTTGCCCTGGAAATTTAATTGTTTCTGGGCCGTATGGTAACCAATAGTAATTTTGAAAATTAACAAATTTGTCCCAGTCAATATGCGGATCCCAAGAATAAAATTCTTGTTTGTTTAAACGAGCATGGTTATTATTAATTCCGCCGAATACACCAATTTGATTTATATAGTCGATATAATCTTTAAAAAAGGTAGTATTGCCTAGATTATCTGTTATAGTAATAGAAGGTTCAAATTGGTAGTCTTGTCTGATACGGTCGGCTGCGGCTAGATAGATATCTTCTCCAGTCGCACTTTTAGCATTTTTTCTACCTATATATCCATTAATCTTTTTTACTGATCCAGGTTGGAACAGTTGATCAATAGTTGCTTGTAAAAATTTTCTATTAGCACTAGTTTGATATAATGTTGGTAAAAGTTTTGCACTTAGGCCAACATTACCTTTTTTTGCATCTTGACTATTAGCCATTCGTTACCCCAAAAGTTGCGCTAGTTATATTTTGGCTTGTTACTACCGAAGTTAGAGCTTGCCCTGTTACTGTTTTAATGTTATCTGATGTTAGTCCTGCAACTATTACAACGTCTTGTGCTGTTGCACAGCTAACAAATATTTTATCACTCGGGCATTGTATTTCAAATAAACTACCAAAGTACTGAGCACCCTGTTTAGGAACAATAACAAAATTTGTAATATCAGGTGTAAGTTGTGTCATTACATAAGTCGATAATTCTGAAAAATAAAATGTATCTCCAAAATTCCAATTTTCAAGAGCAAAGAATCTATTAAAAGCAGTAATAGTTCTAGCAATAATATCATTATCACTTGCAGTACTGCTTGGATTTCTTACTATATTAAATGTAGCTTGTAAGTTAGTATCTGCCTGAGATCCAAATAATAAAATATAACTTACTGGATGATATATAATTTCGTCTGATATAGATTTAATTACATTTAAATCTGATCCCAGCAAACTGTTTAGTTCTCCACTACTTGGAGGTAACGGTTTACTAACATTGGCGCCAGCAAGCCATTGTCTAAATTGTGTATCGTAAGAATTAGTTAGTACATAGATATCCATGATATTACTTGCACCTGGATCAATTCTTGAATCGTAGTCAGCACTATGTGTATATTGAAATTTTAGATTATCTCTTCCTACATAAACTTTATAGTCTAGTGTTGGATTTAATGTACTAGTCGAAGCACTATACTTTTTAACAACTTGTTTATCAACAAAATAAAAATATTGTCCATCAGTATATTGTGTCAATGCACCTACGTTTCCTTGTGTGTTTAAAATTATAACTACACTTTGATCATTGTTAATATAACGATAGTCTTCTTGACCTTCACTAATTAAATATTTTTCTTGGATAATATATTTTTCTAAACTATTAGTGTTGGGCGCAACAATGTCTAAAAATAATTGAGGATTATCAACAATGCCATTATTTTCACTATCAGCAAACGCTACGACTATCTTTGTTGGATCGATGTATCCATCTTTTCCTACATATTCACTAATAATTTGCCAAGGCATATCAACTGTAAAAGGTTGAATGCTATCTGGTTGTGTATTAATACTCAATACTTTTAATGTATCTAATATTGTATTACTTGATACAATATCATATATTTTTTGTGTGCTATCAAAATAAAATGTTACTTCGTGATCACTTTCAAATACATAACGAAGTAATCTTGAACTTACTGTATAATATACATTATTAGTTGTAAACAACAACAACCAACTAGCATCTTGTTGAGTATTATTAGAATTACCTTGATTACTTAGATTAAAAGAACTAGTAGTGTTTAAATTAGTTTCATATATAATTTGCCAACTTTGTATGCCTGCATCGTATCGAAGGCCAAATGGTTTATTATTAAAAATTAAATCAATCATTGTAGTTACAACCGATGATTGAATTGTAACATTTAGCTGAGGAATAATTTGACTTATTATAGCATTTGTTGGTATAATTTTATTAAGTATCACTGGTCCAAATTTAGTATCTAACGTACCAGTGCCGCCGGCTGTACCATCGCTAGTAATAGACACAACTTGTGCCCACAAATAAGTAACAGCTCCTGTTGATGTGGCATCTCCAGTGACTAATATATTGTTATCTGTTGTATCAAAATATTTTCCACTTGGGGCAACAAATTTTATTAAGGCGCCAGTTGTAAAATATTTTAAATCAGTACTTGTATAAGATCCTAATTTGTAAGGTACACCGTCTGTAGATGATCCAACATATCCTGTACAACTATTACTATCAGTTGTTACATTGTACCAAGAAATATTTAAACTTTCTGTGATATAATTAATATAGTTAGCATAGTAAAAGTTTCTTAAATCAGGAGTATCTAATATTGGAAATATTGTGTTATATATGACACCTTCTATTTCTGTCTTTGTCAAATAAGAAAAATCAACAGTTGAAACATATGGTTCTTGATAAATTACCCCATCATCTGCAAAAAGATTAGTACTACTATACTTTCCAGTTGGATCTACTAGGTCAAAATAACGACTAATACCACTACTTGTTCTATTAACAGATTTAACTTTTGCAACTTTTTGTGTAACAGACAATGGACTAATGTTATAGTCTTCTCCTGTTACCATACGATTTTGTGTATAGTATGTTTGTGGTGCGTTAGTCTTAATACTTGCATTTGTTTCAGTTCCTGAACTATTTGAAACACTTGAAACTAATCCAAGACTTACTGTTAAAGTTTCTACTTGACCTTGATTGCTAGTATAAGGAATTGTAATTAAAACATTTAAAATGTCTGAGGCATTAACTGTATAAGTTAAGTTATTACTTGTTCTATAATAAACTCTAAAGTTACCTAATGGCAAATTGCCAAATACCCCATCAGCAAAACTTAAACTTATTGCATCACCTGCACGAGTTATTACACTATAAATTGTTTTAATTTTATTACTTAAACTATTATAGATAATATTATTTCCGGTTAGTGCAGGAACTTGAGTCCATAATGTTTTTTCTAAACCAGTCTGTTGATCTATTGAATATAACCATACATCTGTATTGTTAATATTTTGTGTATTAATGTCTATAGATTCGTTTTTACTAGGCTGTGTAACAACAAATGTACCTTGATTTAATGTACCTTGTGTAAAATTAAAGAAAAATCCGGTGTTTGGACTTCCTGCGCCAAACCCATCGTCTCTATAAACACATGCAATTCGATTACCAATCTTTGGAGGTTCTTCGTAAATATAATCTTTACCAGAAAATGTTGTACTGGTAACTTCAAAATTCATGCTACGACCGGCTACTGTTTTAGTAAAACTATAAGTAGGAACGTTTGTATTTGCACCGTTAAATCTATATTGTCCGGTACTAACACCATAAATGCTTGCTTGATCTATAGGACTACCAAATTGATTTGTCGACACTAAAGATGCATTTAAAACTTTAATAAATTGATCATACCAGTTACTATTACTTGGATCGTTCCAAGTAATATATTGCCCGGCAAGGTTAATACCATTACTATCGAGTACAGTTTCTGTTGTACTAATTGTGTTAACTTTTAATAATCCAGTTGCAGGAACATTTCTGCTAGGATTATAACCAATCATACGTGCTAGTCGTAATACACTATCACGTCTTTCAGCTAGTTCCAAGAAGTTTTCGCGAGCATTTAAGTCGACACGGAACGCAATACTTTGCCCCACAAATGCAATAATGTCAATAAGTGCAAGATATTCGCTAGATTCTATGTAGTCATTAAAATCTTCAGGAAAATTTGTACGGATATAATCAATCATTGTACGGCGTAAATTCTCAAAGTCATAACTTTGAAAATCTGCGTTCTTAAAAGATTGATAAATTTTCTGCCAATCTTCGCTGACTAACAGGTTATTTTGTCTATCCGTTGAGCTCATAATATGTCCTAATAAGTGTATTTATTGAAATAAATTATGTGCGTAGTTTATTGTACAAGCAACCCGTTGGCTTGATCGAATTTTAATTGTATGGTTTCTTGCAAATTATACTGTGAATATTTCAAAGTGCATTGTATTTGTATACCAGTTTCATAGGGTAAAACAACAACATTGCCTGCTTGGATTCGTGGGTCATAATTAATAATTTCATTTACATTTTGTAAAATTAGATCTTTGATTTGTTCTGTTAATGGTTCAAATAACAGGTCCCAAATAATAGTACCAAACGATGGATTCATTAATCGTTCGCCTTGTCTTATGTAAAAGTGGTTAAGCAAATCTTGTTTAATTAATTCAAAATCGTAAAGAGCAAAATTTTCAGTATTTGTGTTTACTGTACTGAATCCTTTGTAAGTCTTAGGCCCAGCAATAGTATTTGGTGCTACTGCGGGTAATGTAATCTTGTTATATAAATTAGAAGCCATTAACTTCCTCCTTGTACTTTATTAAAAGTATCTGTTGATGTTGTATACATTCCAAATGCCGCTGGACTAGCTGTAGATG